TCCACAGATGACTTTAGTAAATCAAAATAAAATGTCTTATAATATTAAAAATCAAATACCTTATTTTAAGTTTAATGAAGATACAGCTTTTCATTTTGATGCAACTAAATTTGGTATATGGTTAAGAGATAATTTTGCTATACCAAAAGGTGTTATACATATAAAAGAAGATATAAAAACAATAGAAAAAAATAAAGATGGTATAAAGTCTTTAAATAATAAACACACAGCTGATCTTTTTATAGATTGCACTGGTTTTAAATCTTTGCTTTTAAGTAAAGAATTAGAAGAACCATTTGAGTCATACGAAAATTTATTACCAAATAATTCAGCTTGGGCAACTAGAGTACCTTATAAAAATAAAGAAAAGCAACTGGTAAGTTATACAAATTGTACAGCTTATAATAATGGATGGATTTGGAATATTCCTTTATGGTCAAGAATGGGTACAGGTTATGTGTATTCTGATAAATTTATAGATGATGATTCTGCGTTAAAAGAATTTCAAAATTATCTTGGAACAAAAGAATTAGAATTTAGAAAGATAAAAATGAGAGTAGGTATACATAAAAGATTATGGGTTAAAAATGTATGCGCAATAGGTTTAGCAGCTGGTTTTATAGAGCCATTAGAAAGCAATGGTTTATTTTCTGTTCATGAATTTTTATTTGCTCTCATGAGAAATTTATCAAGAGGTAAAGTATCTCAATGGGATAAAGATAATTTTACCGCAGAATGTAAGTTTATGTTTAGAAGCTTTGCTGAGTTTGTAGCGTTACATTATGCTTTATCTCATAGAATCGATACTCCATATTGGCAATCGAATTATAATAAAACATGGTGTGAAGATTTAATTAATCTTAAACCTTTTCTTACTAATGCTTTTAGTGAATCAAGTTATAATAGAATACATGATTTTGAATTTAAAGACACAGCAGGTATTCATTGTATTGCTACTGGTATGCATTGGAATCCCACAGATTTAAATTTAATGCTTTATAAAAGTCACCTCGATAAAAATAAATTATTTGATACTTGGTTACCTTTCGTATTGAATTTAGATAAGAGAAAAGAAAATTGGAATAAAGCAATAGCAAGTGAATTAAGTTTAAATAAGTTTTTAGAAAAAGAAATTTATGCAAATAAATAATTACTTAGATACAGGTGGAATTATCATAAGACCTAATTTTTTTAAATTAGATGTATTTAATAATTTTATAAAATATCTTAACAAAGTAAAACATACACCTACATACCAACCTAGTAGATTATATTATGGTAACAGATTTCAAGCATATCCTTGTTATGATTATCAAATTACTAATAGTCAATATGGTAATATTATTAAAAAAGAAATAGAAAAATTTTTAAATGTAAAAGTAAAATATTACAAAGCATATTCACGAAAAATATTAATGGAAGAAATAAAAAAATCTCAATATAATCGTGCTTATGGTGGAATACATCAAGATGATGAATTAGCTAAATATGCTGCTGTCTTACATTTAGATCAGTCGTTTGATGGTGGAACAGCTTTTTTTGAAAGACCTCACGATAATAAACCAGATATTTATTTAAGTGCATTTACAAATAGATTAGTTCTTTACAAAGGTAAAAGATTTCATGCGCCTTGTAATGATTTTACTTTCGAAGTAAGAAATATTATTGCTATATTTTTAGATTTTTAATTACCAAGGTTTTCTACCTATATAATTAAAAGCAATAGCATATTTAAATTCTTGTTCTAAACCTGGTTTAGAATAGTGTTTAAGTATAGGATCAAATAAAACTAATTTTCCTTTTTTAGGTTTAATTTTTAAATCTAATTCGGGAAAATATGTATGTTGATTACTATCATTTAAATACAATATTCCAGAAAGTTCCATACCTTTATGATCATGTTTTTTAGTGTTCTCAAATAAAGAAGTTCGAACACCCCATGCTTCATGTAAATCATATTGAGGTAATTTAATTTTACTATCAATAAAGCTAGTTATCATTTGAGATATAATTTTAAAATCTAAATCATTTACAAAGTAATTCCATGTTGTCATACCACCATCTACATTAGTTTTATAATTAAGATTAGTATAAGATTTGATACCTTCCTCTATTTTATCTATAAAATATTTAGCGTGTACATCAAATTTAAGTTCAAAAAAGAAAACGCCTTTTTCTATTTTTCTTTCTATATGTTTTTCTACTGTATACATTAAGAGCATTGTTATTAGCATAAATAAGATATATCTTCAAGTGCATCAAATGATAGTAGATAGATTTTCTAAGTATCTTACAGCTATAGAATATCCAAAAGAAAAGACCTCTTGGAATATTGCAGGTATAATAAAAGGTAGTAACGCTTTTTATAGATTTGATGTTAGAGAAATGTTTGAAATGTCAGATGGAACACCAGCGCAGAGTGGACGTCTTGATACGAAAGCTCAAAAAATGGTTCTTGAAGGCGAGAAAGAATGGCTTATTTTAGATTTAGAAGAGCTTCACGAATATATACGTAGAGAAAAGAAGAAAGAAGTATACATAAACGATTTGATATCAGATCTAGAATGGACTATATTTTTACAAAAATGAAAGAAGAAGAATTTAGATTAGATAGTTTTATAGGGGGTTGGTATATACCTGAAGAAATCTGTACTAACTTAATAGATTTTTTTAACAATAAAAAAAATAGGCAACTTAAAGGTCTTTCTGGAAATGCTATAATTGATGAAGATTGGAAAAAAAGCACAGATATTGGATTAAACGCATACGATAGTATTTTAGATGACTATTATATTTATTTAGATAAATGCTTAAAACTATATACAAAAAGATATCCTGAGACTAATTCTTTATTATCTAGATACGATCATTACAGAGAGGGCACTAACATACAAAGATATTTACCTGGTGAGGGTTTTTATAAATGGCATTGTGAAAGAGCCGGTAAAAACAATTGTACAAGAACTTTAGTTTTTATGACTTATCTAAACAACGTTAAGGATGGAGGCACTGAATTTAAGTATCAAGGGATTAAAGCTCCAGCTAAAACAGGTCTAACATTGATATGGCCCACTGATTTCACTCACACTCATAGAGGCATGATAGCAAAAGAAACAAAATATATAATTACAGGCTGGTTTAATTTCATATAATGGACTATATTTTTGACCAAAAACTAGTATAGTAAGTTATTATGGCATTAAAAAAAGTAAGATTCCAACCAGGCTTTGATAAACAAGGAACTCCCGCAGCATCTCCAGGTAAATGGATCGACGGTGACTTTGTTAGATTTAGATATGGCATACCTGAAAAGATTGGAGGATGGCAACAACTAACTAACGATCAACATACTTTACCAGGTGTAGCTAGAGCTCAACATACTTGGACATCTTTAGCTGGAGAGAAATACGCTGCTATTGGAACATCTCAAGGTTTGTTTTTATATTATGGTGGAGCTTTTTATGACATTAGTCCACTAGACAGTGCCTTATCAGGCACAGGAACTTTTACAACTTCAGCTGCAGCCGCAGCCACGGTAACAATTAATTTTACAGGTCATGGATTAGAGCCAGGTCGATACATTGTTTTAAGTTCTGTATCCATAGGAGCTAACACAACTTTAGCGGCAGATGATTTTACTGCTCACCCTTTTGAAGTTTTAACAACCACAACCAACTCTTTTACCATCAGTTTAACTAATCCCGCTGCCGGTGTTACAACGACAGAGAACAACGGAACAGGAATGAGCGCTGGTGGATCGGTAACCGTAACTCCGTATGCTGAAGTAGGACCCACTGCTCAAACTCTTGGTTATGGATGGGGAACATACTTATGGGGAAACTCTACGTGGGGTACAGAACGAGCAACTTCTAACGTGACACTAGAACCAGGTAACTGGTCATTAGATAATTTTGGAGAAACTTTAATAGCAACCATCGCTAATGGTAAATCTTTTACGTGGGACGCAGGAGCAACTAATGCTCGTACTATAAGGGCAGCTTTAATGAGCGGAGCTCCGACAGCTTCAAGATTAACTATTGTTTCTGAAACAGATAGACACTTATTTCATCTAGGGACTGAAACAACAATCGGTAACACTGCAACTCAAGACCCTATGTTTATTAGATTTTCAGATCAAGAATCTACATCTGTATATGCGCCAACAGCTACAAACACAGCTGGGACATTTCAATTAGATAAAGGAAACAAAATTGTAGCTGCTGTTCAAGGTAAAGATTATATTTTAATTTTAACAGATCAAGCAGCTTATGTTGCGCAATTTGTTGGACCACCATTTACATTTAGTATTAGACAAGTAGGAACTAATTGTGGTTGTCTTGGACAACATGCTGTGGCCTTTGCACAAGGTGCTGTTTATTGGATGGGAACCTCGGGTGGCTTTTTTCAATATGATGGTACTGTTAAACAATTACCATGTTTAGTTGAAGACTTTGTATTTACAACAGGAGACGGAAACTTAGGTTTAAATTTTAACGCTAGTGAAATTGTTTACGCAGGACACAATAGTTTATACACAGAAGTAAATTGGTTTTATCCAAAATCAGGATCTTTACAAGTAGATCGAGTTGTTACCTACAATTACGGCGAAGCCAGTTGGTATACTGGTTCTTTAGATAGAACGACTTACCAAGATGCTGATGTATTTACAGCACCGTATGCTACAAACTATGTAGCTAAAGGCGGAAGTGGAACTAATGATCCGTCAGATGTTCCATTATTTCCTATATCTGGAATCACTAACACCTACGGAGCCACTGTTTATTATGCCCAAGATGTAGGCACAGATCAAATCAATAGCACTGGCACAAGTGCCATAGCAGCATTTATTAGGTCTTCAGATTTTGATATTGATGACGGAGAATTTATAATGTCAATGAGAAGATTTATTCCTGATTATAAACAAATTGTAGGTAACTCAAAGATTTCATTATTTATCAGTGACTTCCCATCGGAGACACAAACCGTATCGCCCCTAGGACCATTTACGATCACAAGCTCAACCACTAAAATAGATACTAGAGCTAGAGGTAGATTGTTAAGTGTAAAAATAGAAAACGAATCAGTTGGAGAGACTTGGAGATATGGATCTCTTAGACTAGATGCACAACCAGATGGTAGAAGATAATGGCAAAGATAACTATTTACATACCTGAACCTTCAGAGGACTACAATCCACAGAATCAAAGACAGATTGTGGAGTCCTTGACAACATTGAAACAACAACTTAATTTTTCTTTTCAACAAGATTTAAAAAATGAACAAGATACTTTCAATTACTTTTTATCATGACAATTAGATATAAAAACCAAGGTTTCAAACAAGCTAGCACAGGCAAGACTACTGTTCTTACTTGCCCTACTGATGGGGCAATTATAGTTAAAAGTATCTATTGTGCAAATAATGATGCGTCATCAGGAGTTCTAGTACAAATGAATTTTGTTGACTCATCAGACTCCAGCACCGAATACGAATTTTTTCGAGACGAAGTAGGCGCTAAGTCACAAGTAAATGCTTCACCTCAAGGCTTGAACTTAGAAGCAGGTGATGCTATAACTGTGCAAGCAGCTACAGGCAGTAATACAATACAAGGCCTGATAAGTTATGCTTTAATAAACAGAGAGAATGAAAACGGATAATACAACCACAATTAAATGCGAAACTGTTTATACTTGGCGTAATAAGAAAACAGGAGAAGTTTTTAAAGAAAAGAAAGAAGGTCCTGATATTGTACAAGACTGTACAGTAAAGGTAGATCCAAAAGGATTAGAAATAATACAGAAAGTAATGCAACAACAGAATGATAAATCAAAAGCCTAAAGGCGGAACCGAACTACAATTAGAATATTTATCTAAATATGTTGATAAAGAGTTATTAGATAAAGTACAGATTACTACATCTGTGCCTGAAAAGATTCCATTACATCCAACTAAACCGAATGTCTTATGGCAAAAGAATTCTTGGGATCAACCAAACATTTTCCCCTGGTTCAATGATTCCAAGAATACCACTAAGTATGATATGTACGTATTTAATTCACATTGGAACTTAGAACAGTTTCGTAAAAAATTTAAGATGCCTTTGGATAGATGTACGGTAATTAAAAACGGCATTGATAACATACCTGTAAGAAAACAATATCAACAAGGTGAGCCTATAAGACTTATACATCATTGCACACCATGGCGAGGATTATCTGTGTTGCTTGGTGCCATGCAACTTGTAAAGAGTAATGTAACTTTAGATGTATATTCAAGCTGTGAAGTATATGGAAAAGAGTTTGCTGAAAAAAATGATCCACAATATCAGAGTTTATACGATCAAGCTAAAAAATTAAAAAATGTAAATTACATAGGATATAAACCTAACAGTTATATTAAAGAACATTTACAAGATTATCATATGTTTGTTTATCCAAGTATATGGGAGGAGACTTCATGCATCTCGGCTATTGAATCAATGGCTGCGGGTCTTTACTGCCTACTCACGGACCTCGGAGCTCTCTATGAAACCTGCGCTGAATACGCTTTGTATATTCCTTATGATA